GATAGTTTACTTCAGCGGCTGTACCATATACAAGTTTAAAGAAGAGGTCGATCGAACGTTCTGTGCCTTTTGCACGATACAGATCGAGCGAGTTCTTGACAAGAAGTTTCTTGTTTGTGGCAGTATCAAACTGAATATTCTTCAGATACTTTTCTTTGAAGTGAACGATGAAGTCGTCTGTAGTTTCGTCAATATCTCTGTAACTCGGCAATCGACGAGCATGATATAAAGGATTGTTAGTCGATTCTAACCACTCATAATAAGCTCGAGTAAACGCAATAAAGTTCTCTCCCTCTTCTTGGTAAAAAGAAGGGAATTGACTCTGAATTAACGGAGATATTCTTTTTTCTATATTCTTCATTATTCTCTGATCTGTTCAATTGTGACGTCGACGTCATTTTCAAGAATATTAAGTATCACGTTCTGAGAAGAAGTGATGTCAAGATTACGTGGCTTGGCATAGATTTTCAAAGAAGTGCCAGTGTAATTAGTAATATTAAAGTTGTTGATTCTGACGATACCAGTATCATAGTCAACAGTGCCGATATCAAGAATGGTTCTATGTTGTGTTCCAGAAGTATTGATGATACGCATAATACCATCACCGTTATCTTCAAGACGACAGTTTGGTAATCCGTTATATGTGAATGTCGAAGAACTTACGACATGAATATCACCGATTAAGTGCTCTGCACCTTTACCTGGAACATCGTTTCTTAAAGCATTCTTAAAGTCAATCGTTACATTTTGACCAGAAGAAATTACACCTGAAGTCGCCAATGATACAAGCGAACCAGAAGTTGATGTAGGAGTAGAAGTCACTGTCGTACTCAATACAGGTGTCAGATACTTGACGAGTTCAACCTGAGTTTCGTTACTAATGATACTTGTTTCTGCGGCATCGACATCACGAATAAATTTTGAGTAGCGAAGAGTACGACCAAAGTTATTGAGATTGACAGAAGCGTGTGTCAGAATGGAATCGATAACGTTCGTACGAATATCTTCTGGATTCAAACCTGTCAGGTTGATATTGTATTTGATCTTTGTATTGACATACAGATATGTGTAATCAGGAGAAACAAATAGCGGTTCGATAGCAACCGAAGATCTCGATCTTAGAAATTTCTTATATTCTGCTTCTTTAATCTTTGGGAGACCGTCGACCTCATCGAGATCGATCGACAAGAAGATTCTGCCGTATTGAGGAGGATTAGCATCTTCTCCGCCATATGCAACAACGGCATTGATTTCAGGGAAGTTTGCTTTGAGTAGGTTCTCATAATCTTCTGAAGTGACTGCTCGCTCTTGTGTAGTAAATGCACGAGGAGCATTATACTTGATCGAGCTAAGATCTTCTGCAACTGCACCGTCTGCAGCCGCAGTAATAGTTTCAATGACAACAGTTGGTTCGTTGTCGATACGCGCAGTATTGATAAATCTAAATGCACCGTTCGGAAGTTCGCCGCTACATGTTCGATACTCGATGATGCACGCAGAGTTGTTCTTTGGCTTTCTTCCAACGACTCCATCACCGAAGACAACCTCATATGTGTCACCAATTCCTGGTTGTAAGAAGAAGACTTTTGAATTTCCGTCGTGGCCGAAGAGTGATGTCGCTCTCTTGTAAGTTTGAACAGTCGTACCGTTATCTTCGAAGACTGTAACTAATACACTTTCGAGGTCAACACGCTTATTGCTAATCTTATAGATTAGTGGATTAGCATAATTTACTGTGTAGGTATCGCTAAGATAATTGCCTTCATATACTCGAATCGCTTCGCTTTCATATACGAAGTTTGATCCTGACGGAGTTCTGTTCGTAATTACATAATTTTCAGTAGTACTAAAGTTATAAGTGAAGTCATCAACACGCGAAGTAAATGATGTACCCTTTGGAATAACAATCGAGCGCTTTGATGCATCTGAAGAAGTGATGACAAGCTGAATCACGGCTGATGAAGATCGAAAGGATCTCGGAAGATAATTTAATTCTTTGGCGTGTGAAACGACACTATCACGAAGCTTAGCAGAATCGAGAAACATCTCGTTGCTGATCATGTTCAGGTAGAACGCGTTCTGATAAGTGTTATACGAAAGCACATCGAGAAGAACCGAAAGGTTACTTCCGTCAAAGTCGTAATCTTTAAATCTGTCTTGAGATTTGAGAAAAGTCTTCAACGAATCCTTATAGGAATCAAAGTCTAACTGTGTAAGGACTATACTGGAATTTGCTGCCATTATCTTACTCTATAAAGGGTGAGTTGAAGTGTCTGCGGGTTAGCATTATTTATTATCTCATAATAGACTGATACTTCATAAGAATGCGCAAATTCGTTTGATATCACTAAGACGTCGATGATTCTGGCGCGTGGTTCATATTTGGTAATAGAATCCGTCACAGCGTCTTTAATCAAATCCGCCGTCATAACAGAAATATCTTCGAATAAGAATCTACGAAGTCCGCCTCCAAATTCTGGATTAAACAACCGTTCTTTGGTATTCGTTTGTAAGATATTACGCATCGATCTTCTGACAGCCTGTTCGTCAACGTGAAGAGCGAGTCTCTTATTCTGAGGATGTATGTTAAAGTCATTATAAAAGTCGGTGAACACAGGATCACGCTGTGTTGTTTTCCTCGTTGTCAGTGCATCTATTCTGTCTACCATATTACCCTACTTTATCTTATTTATAATGATTATACGACTGTTTGTGTTACTTCGTAATTTTCAATAGAAGCATTCGGAACATTGTCAGAGAGAAGAATGACTTGACCAGTAAAGGCAAAAGTTTGATAATCTTCGTTGCTACCGATTGCTTCTAATCCTGGACCAGCCGAACGAGTAAAGTCATATCGTACCATTACAAATGTAGATTTATTCGTTTCAATGTAAGAAAGAAGTTTGTTGCTACCATCATACACAAAATCAGTCAGAATCATGTCACAATCTTCGTACGAAACAACTGTTCCGACCTCAAACGTATCGTTGACTTCGTGTCTGAAAGGATACCAATCATCAACAGCAACATCATGATCTGTTGCAAATACATAAACTGCACATAGCAATAAATCATCAACGCAATTCTGTTCGCATCGTACGAAAGTCGGCATATACCAACCATCAATTTCAACCGTGGTGACTCCAGGTTCTGGCACAGTAAATCGTATTGCGATTGGTGGGCTTAGATCCCCATAAGAAACTGTTGGAACTGTCGGTTCGCTAACATCTGAAAAGAAATATCCATTTTCTGATACTGAATATTGATCTAACATGTTAGCCTAATCCACTTCACACTGTTGCAGAAGCGGGCTGAGCCCACTTTGGCAGATTGTCTGGATTCGGTTCTAACCCGTACTTCGTTCGACGTATCTCGATGCAATTCGGAATGAATTTTAAGATCGCGTCTGGAATACCAAATATCGGTTTTAAAATGATATTTAAAACCTGACAAATCGATACTTTGCCGCGACAGATGTCAATAATCAGTTTGATTGTGTCGAGGATTTTGCCTACGATTGGAAACTGCTGTAGAATCCAACCTGGAGCTTTGAGTATGATATCATGTATCTTGGCAATCAAATCTGTCTGAAAGAACTTTTTAATCTTTTCCATGGCGTCTTCGAACGCATCTTCAATTCGATGCCACAATTCTTCTTTTGAATGAATCGTTTCTTTCTTCTTACGTTCTTCGTTATCGAAACCAATTAAATTGCCTAAGGTTCCGAAGAGCGGGATCGGCAAGTTCAAGACAAAGTCTATCAGTTCTTGGAGTAACTTCTCTCCAAAGTCTTCGATAGCTTTACCTGATAAGACGTATTCTTTGGCTTTCTTAATACGTTTCTTAAAATCTTCATACTTCAGTTTTAATTGCGCTTTAATGGGCTTCGTAGGATCGATGAACGTACCAATCTTTTCAATGATTGGACCAATAATAGGAATTTTAGTAAGTAACTTGATCATTGCATTGATGCAGGCGGCAATAAAATCGCTCAGTAGTTCTTTCATCCATGCCAAAGCTTTCTGCCAAAATTCTTCGGCTTCATGCTCAGGACTTTTAATTCCAAATGTTCCGTCGTATTTGCCATCGCCAAAAAACTTTCGAACCGATTCAATGTCTTCGGCAATTGCAGCTTTGATCTTGACTTTACCTTCCTTCGTAAACAAATCCTTGATTACTGGTTGATAACGAACAGGATTACCAGCTTCGTCGACGAGTGTCACAGCCGTAATGAATGGAATCGGAGTAGTAAGTGGATTTGGAATTCCAAGAATATCAACAATCTTGAGCAGGGCTTCTACGATCTTCTTCTGAAACCATACGTCGATCTCTTTTAAGAACTCGCGAACCTTATACTTCATCTCTTGTTCTTTTGACTTGATTTTCTTAAAGACGTCAGTCATCAGAATGCCAGTAATATCATCGACTAGCTTTTCCATTTCTCGAATAGCTTCGATGAGTTCTTTGCCACACTCGTCTTGAATAAACTTTGCTTGTAACTTCAGTTGACTAATGATCTTTGCAATGCCGACGAAATAGTCTTCCATTTGACGGAAAGATATTTGCCCGTTAGGACCGCATTCTAAGTTAGGAACTTCAGGAACATAGACTATCGGTCTCATGCATTGATTCCAACAATGGCTGCTTGAATATCCACCGCTCCAGATTTTGATGTAATTGAAACTGTACCGTTATTTGCAAAGATTCCTACGCTGCCCTCGTTGGCATAAACAGTGACATCTTGTTGTGCTGTGATAGCTATTCCGCCTTGGTTCGAAGTGATTTCAATATCTTTGCCGCCTTTTTCTTCGCCTTGATTGAAGATGGAAATGTTTCCAAAAGCTAACTGAATGTGATCTTTTACAGACTTTGTGACGATCGTGCCATCTGGCAAGATCTCGATATAAGATCCTGACTTATGAAAGATTTGTACACGTTCTGATCCTGGAGTATCATCAAATTCTAAAATATGACCGCTACGAGTAGTCATCGTATTATTGAAAGGATATCTCGCTTTGTACTTTGAAGCGGGTTCAATCACAACATCGCCTTGGCCTTGAATGCGATTACGAGATTTGATTTCTGGTTCGCCTTGGCCTCGAGCATAAGATGATACACTATGATTATCTTCTGGAGCATAGTTTAATACTCCAAGAATATATGCCGACGGTTGGTCAGGAAGTCTCACACACATGACTCGAGATCCCTTTAAGAGACCAGTCGGGCTGAGTCCGATTCCAGAAACACCTGCACTTGTAGTAGGCATCATGATATATGCTGGTAAAAGATCTTCAGAATTCACT